TTCTATTGGAGGTTCATCATCATTTAGTATTACACCGATGCCTACACTAGACGAATCTCCACAGGTTATGATGGCAGATGTACAGGTTCAGGATATGCAGGGTGAGATTGATACTGCTGTGTCAGGAGTCATGACAGCTTCTGAAGCCGACCAAGTAGCCGACCAAATTGTAGCAAACAACATTAAAGAACAACAGGAAGAAGCAGAACAAGAACAAGGAGAGACAGGAGAGTACGCTGATAGCACAACTCTTGTAGCTTATCTTGGTTATGTTGCAGGGTTTGACACGTACAGAGATGCACAGATACCACAACAAGATACGTGGTATGAGCCTAGAGCAATCTATGCAGGTGCAATATTAGATGATAACACACAGGCTTTTTATGGATTAGCAGGTGCTAGTCTTAATACACTAGGTAGCATGATAAGTATGCAACCTAACTTATAACGGAGAAAGATATGGAATGGTTTGAAAATAAAACTACACAGCTAATAGCTTTGGTAGGAATTGTAGGTACGCTCGCAGGTTTTGGATACACCGGAGCAGAGTATGTCAATAGGTTAGAGAACCTTGAAGCTGCAATAGGTGGGATAGATGATACCGAAGATGCTCAAAAGATTATAGAAGAAAGATTCGTAGCTATAGAAACTTCTGTTGAGTATATTAATAAAAGTATTGATGAAGGTATAAGTCCGTCTCTTAAAGTAATAGCAGAAACTTCTAATGGTATGGGGAAAGATGTTGTAGCTTTACAAACAGAAATAGAGTACCTACAAAATGAAGTAGATACTCTTAAGGCTGCAAATAAAAATCCTTTATCTAATTAATTTTAACATTAGCATTAAGTGCATCCAGTTCTGATTCCAATTCATTGTGGATGTTTAATATTTTCTGTCTTGTTTCTCTGATTACAGTTTCAATTATTTTTAAATCATAACCTTTAAAAACTTTGTTAGCTTCTTTTAAAGGTAGACCACTAGTCTCTGTAACTAAACGACCTTTACTATCGAAAAGTATATGGAAGGATAATATGTTCGCTTCCGTTGCTTTCATTTTATATCTCCGTAAATGTTACTTTGTCTTGTTTACCTCTTAGTCCTGCCTTCATGTAAGCGGTTGCTCTGCCTTCAAAGAAGTTCTGATGTTCAACACCAAGTACTTCATCAAGCCAAGGTAAGGGGTTATCTCTCTGATCAAAGTTAGTTTTTAATCCAAGTTGTAGTAGTCTCCTGTCTGCAATGTATCTGTTATAAGCATACATATCTTTCTTTGTAAGTCCTTTCATGTCACCCATCTCAAATACAAGATCAAGAAACTTATCTTCCAACTCTACCATCTCTCTACATATTTCATACAGTTCTTTCTTGAACTCGTCTGTCCATATGTCTAGGTTCTCTTGTATAAATTCACGAAACAATTTAGTCATAGCCTCAACGTGTAATGATTCGTCACGTATAGAGTATGTAACTATCTGCCCCATGCCTTTCATCTTTCCAAATCTAGGAAAGTTTAACAAGATTGCAAAGCTACTAAAGAGTTGTAAGCCTTCTGTAAAGCCTGAGTAAACTGCAAGTGTTCTTGCGATAGCCCGTTTATCTCGTCTAGTAGGTTTAAAGTCTTTTATGTAGTCGTGTTTATTTGCCATCTCTTCATACTCGGAGAAGGCTTTGTATTCTATATCAGGCATACCAACAGTATCTAAAAGTAAACTGTATGCATGTTGATGTATTGATTCCATGTTAGCAAAAGAACACATCATCATTCTAGCTTCAGGCTTTTTAAATATACGCATATACTTATCTATATATCCTGAGCCTACATCCACATCTGATTGAGTAAACAATCTAAATATTTGTGTTAGTAAATTCTTTTCTTCATTGGTTAATTCCTGCCAGTCCTTAACGTCTGTATGTAGGGGTACAGATTCAGGTAGCCAATGCATTTGATTTTGTTCTACATACTTTTCAAACATCCAAGGGTGATCGAAAGGTTTATAATATTCTCTAGTACTAAGTAAGCTCATGTGTTATCCTTTTGTTCGGCATACTTTTCAAGTAGCCATTTGTTAAATTCTTTTTTATATTCTTTTTCTGTATATGTTACAGAGTGTGCAGTTTTATTTTCATCGCAATGGTCTAACCATTTACGTCTACAAAACTGACTAAACAAATCATCCATTAGAAATTAGCAATTAATGATTGTAACTTTTCTTCTGCTGAAGTTAGTTCATTCATTAACTGATCCATTGATTCAATAGTGTGAGGATGTTCTGCTACCCCTACACTATTATTAAAATAATTTCTAAGTTCTGCTTTGCAAATTGCAACATCTGCAGTGTACTTAGCATGTAGTGCATCGTATCTGCTTTCGTAAAGTGAATCTCCTGTTTCTGTTATAGCCATATTTTATCCTTCGCAACTTAAACATTCTACATCTTCAAGCCTAACTCTTTGTACTTTAACATTTACGTTCTCAGCATTACGAGCAGCATCTGATCTAAAATAATATAATGATTTTAATTTATTCATAGCATACCAATGTACATCATTGACATACTGTAAGTATTCATCATGCACTGATTGAGACTCAGTAGCTTTAGGCATCGTGAAAAATAAATTAACACTTTGACTTTGACATACATAAGCCTGTCTCATATGAGCATGTTCAACTAAATAGATTTGATTAATCTCCGTAGCTGTTTTAAATACTTCTTTCTCTTCATCCGATAAGACTTCTATACCTTGAGCCGATCCGTCAGCTATAGTCATGTCTTTCCAAATCTGTTCTCTTTCTTCTACATTTAACCCTTTCTTCTTTAGAAGTCGTTCCAAGTATTGATTCCTAACTTGATAAGAACCGGATAAAGTTTTGTGCGTAAATACGTTAGCACGATATGGTTCAATACTAGGGGAAGTGCCACCGCATATAATAGAACTACTGGCATTAGGAGCAATAGCCAACAGATGAGCGTTACGCTTACCGCTATTATGTATATCAGAAGCTTCACCACGTTCATCGGCAAGTTTTTGAGTTGCCTCCATGGCTCGCTCTTTGATATGCGAGAAGGCAACATTATTGATGCTTGTAGATCGTAGACCATTGAAAGGTAGTCCTTTACTTTGGAGTAAAGCATGAAAGCCCATCGCTCCAAGACCCACCGACCTTTCTCTATACGCTGAATAAGCAGCTTTAAGTAATCCTTCTTTTTCTTCTTTAACATATTTTTTAAACCTTTTAAAATTTGCACTGTACCCACCAAGTTTATTAGTGTCTACTATATCTTCAATAAAATGTTCTAACACATTGTCAAGCATTGTAATTAGATCATCTATAAATTTTGTATCTTTCTTCCACGTATCAAAGTGTTCTAAGTTCACCGAAGATAAACAACATACAGCAGTTCTCTCTTCGTTTGTAGCTAACACAATCTCTGAACATAAGTTACTTTGATTAACTCTAAGTCCTAAATCTTTTTGTTCTTTAGGTAAGTGTTCGTTACAAGTGTCGATGTTTACCATGTAAGGCTCACCTGTTTCTGCTCTAGCATTCAACATCTGCCACCATAAATCTCTAGCACTAACTATCTTAACAGCCTCATTAGTTTTAGGATCAATCAATCTCCAATCTGTATCTTCTTTAACTGCTTTTAAAAACTCGTTAGTTATATTAACAGCATTATGAATATTAAGATTCTTTCTGTTTATATCTCCACCTGATTCTTTACGCATGTTAATAAACTCTTCGATCTCCGGATGAGATATGTCCGAGTAGGCTGCGTAACTTCCTCGTCTAGTAATGCCTTGATTAAAGGCTAACATCTCTGCATCTACTACATGCATGAAAGGGATTGATCCAGTAGAACGACTATAGTTAGAAGTACCAATACCATTGCTCCTAACATTTCCCCAATATCCACCGATGCCTCCACCATTACTTGCGAGCCATATGTTCTCATCATAGTGATCAGATAAACCCCTCCTACTGTCAGGTACGTAATTGAGAAAGCAGCTAATAGGTAAGCCACGAGTCGTTCCCCCGTTAGAAAGTATAGGAGTACTAAACATAAACCATAGATCGGAACTGTACTCATAAAGTCTTTGTGCAAGATCAAAATCAGTCTCGCCTTTATATGTAGCCCCAAAAACACTAGCCCTTGCAAAAGCTTCTTGAGCATGACTTTCCTCCTCCCAAAAATATCTATCCTTTAATGTATCTAAACTAAACTTGTCTAGTTTCTTTTCCTTGTCATAGTCTATAACTATGCCTAAGTAAGGCTTCTTACCTATCTTGTCTTCAACCATCTTTGTCTTCTCCTAAGTGATACTTGGTATCTTCTAAAGCTATAGCTATAATAGCATAGTGTATTATTTTAAGTAGGTCCATCTCTGCATCTGTACCATCTTTCTTACCACACCGCATAGCATACTTCATAATGTTACCCATACAAAATCCGTGTCCATGTCCTGCATCAATGATCATATCAGTTGCCTGATACTTCCCTTGTGCGTAATGTCTTTCGTATGTACCATCAACATATCTTTGGATTTGTTGGATGATATTATCTTCGTTAAATTTATATTCCATATTCTGCTGTCCATTCTTTAGGTAAATTATATTCTGAGTACCAAGTAAAGTCATTAGCCTCTGCCCATTCTGCATGACTTCGTTTAGTACCATCCTTTCTTTTCTTTGCTGCCGGCATCGCTGCTTGTGGTTTAAAAAATACAAAGATAAGTTCTTGATCTTTCTTCAAACTTTTTCTTATCCATATATACTTACTATACTCTGCATGATCCCAGAACCTTCCCTTTGCCTCAAGTAAATACTCAACACCATCTATTG